GCGAGTCAATTACTCGTTAATGATAATAACAATACGTTTTCTATTAATAATACTACACCGGCCACTACAGTCACACTTGATAATGGAAACTATAGTGGGAGAACTTTAGCTACTGAATTAGATAGCAAATTAAGTGGCATAACTGTGGCATATGATAAAGATAAAAATGATATAACATTTACTGGTTCTTCCCAGTTTACGTTTAATTTTTACGGTGGTACAAATGGGTATCACTCTAGTGTCGCTGTAGATGGAAAAACAACCCCGCACGATATTTTAGGTTTTCCTGCGAGTAATGTTGTATCCGATAGTAATCATACGTTAACAACTGGAAGTCTTAATTTACAGGGTCCAGATGCCCTCGTCATAAAAATCAGCAGCGGCGCTGATGAACTAAATAAAACCGTGTATTCCGATACACCTTTCTATACGGGGCGTATTCTCATGTGTGGTGATGTGGTTAACTATTCGGGTTCTGATGATGCGGTAGAGCATAATTTTGACACGGGTACACAAAACATATCAAAATTACGTATACAATTCTTTTACAGTAGTAATAATCGTCTAATCCCGTATGATTTTAGAAACGCTAACCATATATTAAAACTAAATATCGAATGTAGTACAGACAAATTATATACGACACCTAAGGTCGTTAAAGATTTCTCTTTACCACCACCTGTGCGCATCCCTGAAATGGAAGATCCGGATAGGTGGAAAGGGTATGTATACATTTTCCTGATAGTATTTGTCGGTTTAGCGTTCATTTTGCTCACTCGACCTAAAAAAATTAGCGAGTGATGGCGAAAACGGGAGAAGCGGGCTTCTTGACGCGAGTGGATACGCGGGAGATGAGCATGAATACAAGAACAGAGAGGAGAGTGGTGAACAGCGCGGTGAGAGCGTAGTTAAGACCACCATTCTTCTGGACGCGTACGATCTGGTGAATACCCCATCGAACGAGGTCCATCCAAGAAAGGGCAGCCGCGAAGGAGAAACCCGCAACAACGGCGTTGAGAGACTGAGTCTCGAGCTCACGGGAGATGGAAGCGAGTACATCGGAAGCGGCAGGGTTAGACATTTTATAATAGGTTAAGATTTTATTCTGGTAATAACTCTTCAACAAAGACTAATTTTTTATATTTTTCTTTCCTGTACCCCTTGATTTTTTCATCTCCTTCTTCATCCTCCTCATCAGAATCTTCTTCGTCTGAGAGACTCGATTCTGATGAGTTGTCTACCGTTTTAAATGATTTATAATTTGTATCGGTCCATCCCTCTGGTAATTCAGAGGTGCTCATTACTATCAATAGCATTTTTTATCATCTTCTCTGACGGATTAGTCGGCTTCCACGATTCCCACGCATCATACGCATCGTTTATAGCGAGCATATTCACATCACTCCCTGAATAAGGCTCGAATTGAATATCCTCTTCCACTTCATCTACGACTTCGATTTCTTCATCATCAGATTCCTCCTCGTCGTAAATGTCTGGAAAATAGGAACCTATCTTATTACCTACCGTGTTCATGGCACAATATTTCATACAATATTCCATATCTTTTCCTAGTATAGTATCCCTGCCACACGCTTTAGCATATTGTCCTGAGAGAACCACGGAGTGTTCTAATACCGGTGTTATAATCTCAATTGCCGATTTTTCCAGAGTTGAAGCGAAGTTTTGCGACTCCATCTTTAAATTCTAATATGTTATTGCTTAGCGCATAAACTCTAAGCTCTCTATTTTCTGACAAAGCGTTCAAGTCAAATTTGAAATTTTGGTTTTTGATCATACTGAAATTTCTTTGACCTGTGGGGTACCATCTTTCTGGTTCTAACGCGAAACTATACGAGTAAAATCGTCTAAATAATTGCGTCCGAGAATGATGAATACCACTCTGAACAGCTCGAAGGTTTATGAATTTACCCGTCTTTTCATTCAACATGACCTCGCCGTCTAGTGTTATCTCCAAACTTTGTAAATTTTCGTAGGAAATATAATCATTATTTAAAATCTGACTCGGGTGATCATAATCAAATGGATTCGATACACTCGTTCTCTGTATAACGAAAAATAATTCTTTGACTGGATTTATAAATTCGGTTCTATGTTTAAAAGGGTTTGTATTGGCCGGAATCGTATCCCTACTCACTTGGAGTTGTGTTATGATATGATTCACTTCTTCTGATTGGTATTTTATCCGTTCTGGGTCTCCGAGTTGTACCATTTCTGTCTGGAGAGACATCGAGTTTATACCCACATCATATATACCTGAAGAAATTAGATTTATAGTTCCTTTCATAACCGAGTGTGATGTACAATAATACTCCAACGTATTCGGCGCATCGAGTGGAACTATAAAAGTTGCGGGATCCGTTGTCGAACTTAAACCATTCGCGTATGATGTTCCATCCGTTTCTCTCAATGCGAAAGGATGCCCAGATTTATTGTATGTAAAATTGTACGTGTTCCCTTTTATCAATGTAAGAGTGGGGTGGGTCGCTCCGTCTATTATATATTGTGTCGTACCATTCTCAACAACATTGAATGTCGTATTATTGGGTGAAGCGCTCGCCGGTAAATCGGTTATACACTTTTCTCGAGTGTTTAATTTAATTTCTATTTCACATTCTTGCCGGGTAAGTGCACATAAAGGGAGAGACAATTCCGGATTATTATAAAAATAAAAGGGTATGTCTACTATACATTTTCGGGGAGTAGTTGCGGTTCCCAAATATCCTTGTATTTTTGTATCACTGACCTTTGTTCCCGAAAGTTCGTCTGGACATTTACCTATTAATTTGGACAAATTCGTTTGTTTCGTCTGAGTTATGTAGTTTTCGGAGTGTATCTGGAGCCAATCTGCTGGTATTCTCTGAATAACCTGACCTCCTATGATCAAATCTATATATTCAATCAACGCATGACCTATAGATTCTATGTATGTATACGTAGTACCAAACGTGAGAGGTGGAAGTTCGAACTGAACACTAACGTTTTTTATGAGATCACCACAATTGTTAGGAATCGTACATCTTAAAGTACTTCCATATTCTAGGTTTCCATCTAATTCATGGTTTACTTCATATTTCGCGAAGTTTGTATGTTTCCTGAAATTTTTTACGAAGTGCGTGTACTCTGGATCGTCCGTGAAGAATATATCCTGAGTACCCTTCGTGGCGAGTTGTAATCGTCCCGCCATTCCTAATACTATACGTTAAAATTTTAAGCCTGCTAAACCACTTTCTACGTGAAGTATATTGTAATTTAATGCATATACTGAAACATCTATGTCACGTGTAGTTGATGTTTCTTCCAATTCTATATCAATTTTTTTATGTATTATACGACTCATGTTTAATTGTCCCGTGGGGTAATACATCTCGGGTTGGAGAGAAAAGGAGTACGTATAAAATTCATACGCGGGGTCTGGGCATCCTGTATGGTGTCGAAGAGATTGTTCATACGCCAGATATTGTCCACTTTGATCGAAAATAGTTTCACCGTTACATGCGAATTTTACATTTTTTATTAATCTGTGATCGGAACGTTTACCTGGTAAAAGTGTCGTGAATTCTTGGTCGGATGATGAGATGTTAAGTAGACGATCTTCAGTACCTCCCGAAGTGGCCGTGATGTCGTGAATCTTGGCACCCACCGACCCCGATCCGGTCACTATGATAGCATCGCCTCCGAGTGGTGACATCTTAACTGGAGAGTACGTGTACGCGAGGCTCGTTTCCAATGTCCACTGGACGTTTCCATCAACTACCGATTTGCTGTATAACTTAAATGTATTAGAACTGGAATCATTCCAAAATACGAAGTTGCCATTCCTTGAGATCTCTACCATGCTAGAAGCGGAAGTGGTATACCAAGGGACTTGTGTTCCTGCCGCGCCATCGTAGACATAGTTTGTTTGATTCCACACCTTAGATCCCAAAGTTTCCAAAGATACCAAATTCGCACCATCACTCGATAGTGAATGATACCTTTCACTATATTGAGTATCAGCGTGGCGCTTGGTATACGTAGACGCCGAGCCGGTCGTCGCGTGTATAACGGTTTTGGTCGCATCTTCCAAACCCAGGATTTCACCGTTTGTCGAATGAGAGATTCTGGATATGGCCGTGTTTACAGTGATATCGGGGCGATACTGTGACCAACTACTACCACTGTATTCCCATGATGAAACTGCTGGTGTAGTGGGTGCAGAGAGTGAGTACACGCGCACGTGCCCGGCCGAAATGCCATTTTCGTCGTTGAAAGGACTGCTGATCGCCACGCGCGTGCCGTCTGAGGACATAGATAGCGAGTATCCGGACAAGTCGTCCAAAGCCTCGCCGTCGATATCTGGCCCTATTTGCTCCCACGCAGGAGTGACGCTGTTGTAGACGTACACCCGAACGTGGCCGGCGTTATCGCCGGTGCTAGGGTCGTTGTAGGGAGCGCCGATCGCCAAATGTGTGCCATCCGATGATAGAGATACCGCGTTTCCGAATTGGTCACCCCCAGACTCGCCGTCGATATCTTGGCCCACCTGGCTCCAAGATACATTGTCCCAATCATACACACGCACGTGGCCGGCGTTATTACCGGTGCTAGGGTCGTTGTAGGGAGCGCCGATCGCCACCCGCGTACCGTCTCCTGATATAGATACTGACCACCCGGACAAGTCGTCTCGCGCCTCGCCATCGATATCGCCACCCAACTGGCTCCACGCCCCGCTGCTCTCTGAGTACACACGCACATGGCCGATGTTGACGCCGGCACCATTATTGGTGGGGTTGTTAATATATGCACCGATCGCCACCCGCGTGCCATCCGATGATAGAGATACTGATCGCCCGGACCGGTCTCCATAACCCTCGCCGTCGATATCATTTCCAATTTTATTCCAACCATAAGTAGCATCGTATTCATAGACCCGCACGTGGCCGGCGTTGAAGGCGGTGCCGTCGTTAAACAAAGCGCCGATCGCCACCCGCGTGCCGTCTGAGGACATAGATACCGAGTACCCAGACTGGTCGCCCACAGCCTCGCCATCAATATCGCCACCCACCTGGCTCCAAGATACATTGTCCCATTCGTACACGCGCACATGGCCGACTCTGTCGCCGGCAGCAGTATTGGTGGGGTTATTAAATTGTGCACCGATCGCAACGCGCGTGCCGTCAGGGGATATAGACACTGAATTGCCAAAGTAGTCTTCCACACCCTCGCCGTTAATATCTGCGCCAAGCTGGCTCCAAGATACATTGTCCCATTCGTACACCCGAACCTTACCGGTCCCGCCGGGGATGCCGCCGCTCTGGGGGGGCATTATGGCGCCGACCGCCATGCGCGTGCCGTCTGAGGACATAGATACCGAGTACCCAGACTGGTCGGCCGCAGATTGGCCATCGATGTCGGCACCCAACTGGGTCCAATTGGCCGGCGACGCCAGAGACCCGAAAACCTTAGTACCGTCGCCGGTCAGGCAACTTCCGGTTATGGCAGTAAAGGGTGCTGTTATATCCGAACCGATCTGCGTCCAAACGCCCGATTGTTTCTCCACGATTATCATCTTCGTGGACGATTGTAGGGCAACCCGAGTACCATCATCCGAAACGCCTAGGACCCGTCCTAAATATTCGCTTGAAGAGGACCCCGTGTACGTCGCCGAGGCGGTGGAAGGCCAGTTTCCACTCGAATCTTTTTCGTAAATGTTCACCTCTCCCGTCGAGCTGTTGTCATATGTCACAGCGACTAACCCGTTATTCGAAATTACAGACCCTCCCTGGGCGTTGATGGTCGCGACAGGTTGTGAAATTGCGTACACAGGTTCAGATACGTTGGTTATACCAGTTTTTTCCTTCGCCGAGAAGAATAATTCTTTCACGGGGTGTTTAAATTTCAAAAGAGCCGATTTTTTTGATTCGTTTGGCTTGTACAGTAATTTAGACATTTGTAACTGTGATATTATGTATTCCATCGGACGTGTGAGTAAAAAGTTTCTTTCATCTTCAGCGACGAAATAGAAATCAGTAATGAGTGAAACATTGTCGATAGATCCTTCGGTTGTTTTATCTCTCTTAGTCACCGACCCATCTATGGTATATTTGAAAGTTACATCATCATTTACATCTTTGAACGTGACACGTACTTCAACGAGTTGTTTGGTGATTGCACAGACGGGTACTGCCAAGCTAGGATTTCTAAAAAAGTAAAATGGAATATTTACGTAAAATGTGTTATATGAATCCGATACTTGCAGATGTTCGCCGTGTCCAGATAAGAAATAAAGAGATTGGTTTACATCATCTTTATTGTTATATAACTGATTATACATATAAATATAATCACCAGTGAGACGCTCTATAATTTGCCCTCCAATTACGAGGTCGACGTGTTTTATGATACTCAAGGCCGCTGGAGTGTTGTATCTATATTTTTCAGTAGATGTGTCGGTCGACAAATTACCTAATTTAATTTTTAACATCGTACTACGTATGAGATCCCCTACGTTTTGCGGAATTTTACACTCAACGGAGCTTGAGAAATCACATTTACCGTCGAAAGGCATCTCAACGGCTTCTGTAGAAAACCGTGTATGTCTCTTATGGTTCGTAACGAAATACGAAATCTCAGGAGCACCTGTGAGCCACTGGTCCTGGGTTCCTGTTATGGCGATTTGAAGTTTACCCGCCATTCTTACTAGATGTGAGTAAAATTTTATGAAATAAAACGGGGCGGTATTATAGATGGATCTACGATTACGTAAATTTAATCCAGCCACCATGGCGGATGATAAAGTGTGTGTTTTTGTTGGTAAGCGTAATACTGGTAAATCTACACTCGTCACTGACATTTTATGGCACAAGAAACATTTACCAGCTGGAATAGTTTTGTCTGCGACTGAAGAAGGTAATCACTATTATCAACAATATGTTCCAGATCTTTTCATTTACGGAGATTATGATAGGGATGCCATAGAACGTGTTATGGAAAGACAGAGGAAACTCGTGGGAGCGGGTAAACCAAATTGTGGTGCATTCTTATTATTGGACGATTGTATGTATGATAACAAATTCATGCGAGATACCTGTATCAGGCAGTGTTTTATGAACGGGCGTCACTGGAAAATCTTCTTCATGCTGACGATGCAGTATTGTATGGACCTTCCACCAGCTCTTCGCGCTAATGTGGATTACGTGTTTATTCTCAGGGAGAACATCATTCAGAATCGAGAAAAATTATACAAATCCTTTTTCGGTATTTTCCCAAATTTTGATATGTTTAATAAGGTCATGGATGCGTGTACCGAAAATTATGAATGTATTGTTTTGGATAACACGAGTAAAAGTAACAAGATAGAAGATTGTGTATTTTGGTAT